AAAAGCTAAAGGATATGCAAAATGGCTGATAGAAAACCTCGTACAACCGAAACCCGCGAAGCGGGAGAACGTCGTAAACCTTGGAAACGCGCGTCTATGCTACCTACCCCCGAACCACGAGACGGACTTTCGTTTCGCTGGATTCGCACAGCTACATTGGGTAATGCAGATATGACAAATGTTTCTGGACGGTTTCGTGATGGCTATGTGCCCGTAAAGGCAGTGGATTATCCTGAGCTACACATCATGTCAGATATTGATTCTCGATTTAAAGACAATATCGAAGTTGGTGGGTTATTGCTTTGCGCTATCCCGACCGAACTAAGAGACGATCGTATTCATGGTCAACTTGAGTCTGCACAAAATCAGGCTGAAGCTGTCGATAGAAACTACATGCGTGAGTCTGACCCGCGGATGCCTATGCTTAAACCTGAGCGTAGTTCGCGGTAATTATATGGTAAGGGGCAATGATGCTCTTTACTTCAAAAGTAAATAAATCTGGAGGAAGAGCATCATGGCTACTACAGCTGCTCCCTATGGTCTAAAGCCGGTAAAACGTGCCGACGGTATGGCCTACGCTGGGGCTACGTCCCAGTACCTGATCGACCCCGCTGGAGAGGCAACAAACCTCTTTTACGGTCAAGTCGTTCATATCGGTGCTGATGGTTACATCGCACTATCAACTGCAACAGGTGCCGACGGCGGCACAAACGCATTTCCAACAGGAACAACTCTAACGGGTTCTCTTGGTGTGTTTGTGGGTTGTGAGTACGTAAATGACCAAGGTCAACCTACGTTCGCACAATACTACCCTTCTGGCACTTCTAATGGTGGCGCTATAAGAGCGTATGTTGTGGACGATCCAAACGTACTATTCCAAGTACAAGCAGACGGCGCTATGGACCAGTCTGATATAGGTGCGAACACTTTCTTCGCAGCTGCTCAGTCTACATCTACTGGCAACACTGCTACTGGTAACTCTACAAGTGCCGTTGACGCGACCACTAAGACTACTACCGCCGCCTTCCGTATCGTGGCCACTGTATCACCTATTAGTGATGCGTTTCCTGATCTTTTGGTTAAACTTAACCCCGGCTACAGCAGCATGACTAACGCTGTTGGCTTGTAAGGAGGTCTAAACTATGGCTATTTCACGCGCACAGGCGCTTAAAGAGCTTTTACCCGGACTCAACGCCCTTTTCGGTCTTGAGTATGGTAAATACGAAAACGAACACGCGGACATTTATGAGACAGAAAATTCAGAGCGTAGCTTTGAAGAAGAAGTTAAATTATCTGGTTTTGGTGCAGCACCAACAAAGGCTGAAGGTTCATCTATTGCGTATGATAATGCGCAAGAGGCGTTCACAGCTCGCTACACACACGAAACTATCGCTATGGGTTTCGCCATCACTGAAGAAGCGATGGAAGATAACTTGTACGATTCTTTGTCCTCACGTTACACAAAAGCTTTAGCTCGCGCTATGGCATACACTAAGCAGGTTAAAGCTGCTTCATTGCTCAATACGGGCTTTGACACTTTCCAATCTGGTGATGGTGTAACATTGTTCAGTACTGCACACCCAACAGTTGGTGGCGGCACAAACTCTAACCGTCCAGCGGTTAGTGCTGACCTTAACGAGACTTCTCTCGAACAAGCGATTATCGACATCGCAGGGTACACAGACGAACGTGGCTTACTTATCGCAGCTCGCGCTAAAAAGCTAATTCTTCCGTCTGCTTTACAGTTCGTAGCGACTCGTTTGTTGGAAACAAGCCTACGTGTAGGTACAGCTGATAACGATATTAACGCTATCAGTTCAAACGGTGCAGTTCCTGAAGGATATGGCGTAAACCATTATCTTACAGACGCTGACGCTTGGTTCCTGACTACAGACATCCCTAACGGTATGAAGCATTTCGTACGTTCTGCGATGGCTACAGGAATGGATGGTGACTTCGATACTGGAAACGTGCGCTACAAAGCGCGTGAGCGTTACAGCTTCGGTGTTTCTGATCCATTAGGTATCTACGGATCACAAGGCGCATAAGCTACTAATACTTAAATTTGGAAAGCTCCGCTTCGGTGGGGCTTTCTTTTTGTCTAAAGGTGTTGTAGGATACCTATATCCCTGACAGTCGCATGGTGCGGCTGACATTTGCCACGACAGGAGATTCTCATGGCTAACACAACTTTTTCCGGACCAATTCGCGCCGGTAATATTAAGAATACTACAGGTACAACTATAGGTACGAACATTGCTAACGTAGGTTACGTTGTTATGTGCCAAGACACAGTACAAAGCCTTGCAGGCGGCGCTCTTGGAGCGGTTACAACAGATATTGTAATTCCTGCTAATTCTAAGATCGTTAACTGTATCATCGACCTTGTAGTTGCGGCTAACACCACTACCAATATAAGCGTTGGGGAAGTTGGCGGTAACGCAAATACTATCATTAATGCAGTTGCATCAGGAACCACAGTAGGTGTCAAAGCACTAGGTGCTGGCGGCGGTGGAACCCTAGCGTGGGGTGACACTGGTACATCAGACCTTCGTTTAACTGTAACATCTTCTGCTGCTACTAACGCGGGTTCTGTTCGCATTACAATCATGTATGCACAAGCGTTTAACAGTGCAATCTTACCGTAAGGAGTTAGCAAATGGCTGGTCAAGAAGTACGAGCTTATAACTTTGCGGTAGGTGATACCGCTGCACTTGTAGGCCCATCACGCGGTAGATTGCAGGGGGTTCTAGTGAACGCCGCATCTGCCGCTGCTTTCACTATTCGTAGTGGGTCAGCTACTGGCCCTATTATACTGCAGTTAACTCTACCTGTTGGTTGGAACGACGTATATATTCCAAATGACGGTATTTTAGCTGATAACGGTTGTTTTGTTTCTGCCTTTACAGGCTCAGGAAACGTGATGACATTGCTTATAGAGTAACATGGCAGTTAAGAAAAAAGGTACAATGAAAGGTCACACCATAAAAGGTGGTCAAAAACGCCCGACTAAGTCTGGTGCGGGCATGACTAAAAAAGGTGTGGCCAAGTATCGTCGGGATAACCCCGGTTCTAAACTAAAGACAGCCGTTACAGGCAAGGTTAAAAAGGGAAGTGCTGCAGCTAAACGTCGCAAATCCTACTGCGCACGTTCTGCGGGACAGATGAAGCAATTTCCTAAAGCAGCTAAAGACCCTAACAGTAGATTGCGGCAAGCTAGAAAAAGGTGGAAATGTTGACATGATGGGACGTAGTTCTATGGGAAGACAACTTACAGGCAATCGCGTTAAAAAAGCAGTGCCTCGTAAACCTGTAGCGGCTATGGCCAAGGGCGGTAAAGCTAAGAGTCGTGTGAATGAAGCTGGTAATTACACTAAACCCACAATGCGTAAGGGTCTGTTCAACAAGATTAAGGCTGGGGGCAAAGGTGGTAAACCCGGACAATGGTCTGCCCGTAAAGCTCAGATGCTCGCAAAACAGTATAAAGCTAAAGGTGGGGGCTATAGGAAATGAAGGCTAAGGCAACAAAGAAACTAACTGTATCCGAAAAGTACCGACAACTAAAGGCTCAAACAGAGGCTGCAGGTATGAAGGTAGCGGAAGTAGACGGTAAGATTGTAGTCAAGCGTAAGGCTAAAAAGAAATGAAGGGCGTAAATCACTATAAAAAAGACGGAACTCTCCATAAAGGGGGTACACACAAGATGCCTGACGGTTCATTGCACACAGGCAAGACCCACGGTAAAACAAGTGTTAAGTTATCCCATTACAAAGATTTAAGTAAGAAAGCGAAGGCTAAAGCCGATGGCAAAAGCAAAAAGTCAAAAAAGTCTTAGTAGCTGGGGAAAGCAGAAATGGCGGACAAAGTCTGGTAAGCCATCGACACAAGGAAAAAATGCTACGGGTGAACGGTATCTACCTACAAAAGCTATAAAAGCTTTGTCATCTAAAGAATACGCTGCTACTACCAAAGCTAAACGAGCGGCTACTAAAAAAGGTAAACAGGTTGCTAAACAACCTAAAAAGATAGCCAAGAAGACGGCAAAGTATAGGAAGGCCTAGATCATGGCAGTTGTTGTACCAGAACTAAATGAATTATTTGAGGAAGCGTACGAACGTGCGGGCCTTGAAATGCGTTCGGGGTATGACTTAAAAACCGCCCGTCGCAGCCTTAATATTATGACGCTAGAGTGGCAGAACCGTGGTCTGAACTTATTTACCATAGAGGCGGGAACTATACCTCTGGTTGCAGGTACAGCTACTTATACTCTACCTTCTGATACTATTGANCTAATTGAACANCAACTTCGCACTGACGAAGGTACGACGCAACAACTTGATTCNTATATNCAACGCATGAGTGTTTCTACATACTCACAGCAAGGNAATAANAANACTCAAGGGCGTCCATCTCAAATATACGTACAGCGCAATGCTACAGATGTACAAGTTACTCTTTGGCCTGTACCGAATGATGCTACGACATATAAGTTGGCTTACTACCGCCTAAAAGGCATAGATGGGCTGGCAAGCGGTGTTGGAGGAGCTACTACTTCTATACCACCACGTTTTGTACCTGCTCTTGTGTCTGGCTTGGCATACTATGTTGCTATGAAAAAACCTGAAGTGGCTGAGAGAGTTGGTCCTTTAAAACAAGAATATGAAGAACAATTCCGTAGGGCTGCAGACCAAGATCAAGACCGGTCTACACTTCGTATGGTACCGTTTAGAGGGTATGCATAATGCCGGGTTACGCTAGTGGTAAACACGCATACGGTATATGTGACCGGACTGGGTTTCGCTACAAGCTGGAAGACCTTATATACGAGGTCCAACATGGAGTACGTACAGGTCTACGTGTAGGCAAAGACGTATTTGATCCTGACCAACCACAAAACTTTCTCGGGGATGTTAACACAGCAGACCCGCAATCTTTACTTAACCCACGCCCAGACGTTAATCCGGGCAGAGGTTTGTTCGGTTGGAATCCTATTTGGAACCCAGCTCAATATATGGTAGGCTCTGTAGGAAGCGCCACCATAACAACAACTGATGGAGATTAATAATGCCAAATAAGAAAAAATCTTTGACTCAAATGCCGGGTTCTAGCAAAAGACAACGTGCGGATACTAACCTGACTAGGGCGCAAGAAAAGCGTTTAGCTCGTGAGGCTGAGGAAATACGCAAAAAAGCT